TGGGATTTACATCATATCCAAATAAAGAAAACGGTTACCAAATGTGGGTAACAGACTTACAGTTAATGGCAACAGACGCTCCTTCAGGACATAAGATAATTGTAGAGTGTCTTGAGATGGCAGAAATGCTAATTAATAAAAATATATCGTACGGAGACTCAGCATTAAGTCCTATTCGTATATTTTCTCAGGCGGATAACCAAGAGCAAATTAAAATTCGTATTGATGATAAGATAAATCGTATTAAGAATGGCTCAGGCTTTGCAGGAGATAATGATATTGACGATATGATTGGTTATTTAATCTTACTTAAAATTGCTAAGAAACTTGCTATTTCAGTCGACTAGAAGTATAATGAGGTAATATGGAAATTGAATTAGCAGATCATTATGATCGCATGAATAAGGTTGTTGAGGAATTACTCAAGGGCAATAGCCCAACACAGATTGCCACAATTACTGGCTTTAAAAGGGCAGAGGTTGTAGATCTAATAGACAACTGGAAGTCTGTTGTTCACAACGACACTTCATCAAGAGATCGTGCTAAGGAAGCTATTTCTGGAGCAGACCAACACTATGCCATGCTTATTAAAGAGGCCTGGAAAACCGTAGAAGATGCGGATCTATCTGGCCAATTAAATGTTAAGGCAAATGCACTTAAGTTAATTTCAGACATTGAAACAAAGAGAATTGGAATGCTTCAGCAGGTTGGTTTGCTAGACAACGCCGAGCTTGCAACACAGATTGCAGACACAGAAAGAAAGCAAGACATCCTGGTTAAAATATTAAAAGAAGTTACTTCAATATGCCCTAAATGTAAAATGGAGGTAGCTAAGAGATTATCTCAAATCACAGGAATTGTTGAGTCTGTTGTGATTGAGGATGCCGATGTCGTTTAATTTTTCAGATTTAATTGACATCTTGGATGGCGAAGAGTTTGACGAAAAGCCAGTAGATCTTAAAACATTTGTAAACAGCCCAGAATATTTGGGGCTTCCGCCATTATCAGAATTTCAGTATACTTTAATTGAAAAAAGTTCTCAGATTTATAAAGAAGCAACTCTTATTAAATTGTTTGGCGAGGACGAAGGAAGAATTATAGCTAAGCAAACCGCTAATGAAGTTGTTGCACAATTAGGTAAAGGATCTGGAAAAGACTACTGTTCCACAATTGCTGTTGCTTACATTGTATATTTGTTGTTGTGTTTAAAAGATCCTGCAACTTATTATGGAAAGCCACCAGGCGACTCTATTGATATTATCAACATTGCTATTAACTCACAACAAGCAAACAATGTTTTTTTTAAAGGCTTTAAGACAAGAATTGATAGGTCACCTTGGTTTGCTGGAAAGTATAATGCAAAGGCCTCTGAGATACAGTTTGATAAAGCCATTACAGTTCACTCTGGCCACTCTGAGCGTGAAGCGTGGGAGGGATACAACGTTATCGTTGTTATCCTTGATGAAATTTCGGGATTTAGTATTGAAAATACCACGGGACACGAGCAGGCTAAAACTGGTAGCGCAATATACGACATGTATAGAGCATCAGTAGACTCACGTTTCCCAGATTTTGGTAAGGTTATCTTGCTTTCTTTCCCAAGATATAAAAATGATTATATTCAACAAAGATATGACGCTGTCGTTGCAGAAAAAGAAACTATTGTAAGAACTCACAAATTTAAAATGTATGAGGACATACCTGATGGAACAGACGGAAATGAGTTTGAAATCCAATGGGAAGAAGATAATATTATTTCCTATAAAATTCCTAAGGTATATGCTCTTAAAAGACCTACATGGGAAATTAATCCAGTAAGAACAATTGATGATTTTAAAACAGCTTTTTATACAAACCCTACAGACGCTCTATCAAGATTTGCCTGTATGCCGCCAGAATCTATTGATGCATTTTTTAAATCAAGAGAAAAAATTGAAAAGGCATTTAGCATAGGAGCACAGGCTGTTGATAAGTTTGGAAGACTTGAAGAGTGGTTTACTCCAGATCCAGATAAAGTTTATTTTATTCACGTAGACTTAGCGCAGAAACATGACCACTGTGCAGTAGCAATGTCTCATGTTCAAAAGTGGGTTAATGTAAAAGTTACAGATACCTATTCTCAACCAGCTCCTATTATTGAAGTAGATGCAGTTAGGTACTGGACCCCAACAAAAGATAAGTCTGTTGATTTTACTGAAGTTAAAGACTATATACTTTCTTTAAGATCTAGAGGATTTAACATAAAGGTGTGCACGTTTGACCGATGGAACTCGCATGACATGATGCAACAATTAAAACAATACGGAGTAAACACCGAAATATTGTCTGTTGCAAAAAAACATTATGACGACATGGCTATGATTGTTGCAGAGGAAAGAGTCATTGGCCCACACATACCGCTTCTTGTGGACGAATTATTGCAACTAAGAATTATGAGAGATAGAGTTGATCACCCAAGAAAAGGGTCTAAAGACTTAGCTGATGCTGTATGTGGATCTATATTTAACGCTATCAGCAAAACAAGATTTACAAATAATGAAGAAATAAATATACATACGTATGAGTCAATGAGCTTTGAGCAGGATTTTAAAAGAGACGAAGATGAAACGGTTATGAATATGATTAGAGCACCAAGAATGCCAAATGACTTGGCGGAAGCGATAGAAGGAATGACAATACTATGAGCATATATCAAGAAAAAGCTAAAGAATGTAAATGCTGTGGAAAGCATGTTCCCCTGCCAACAGTACTTAAAGAGTATAACGAGGTAATGCTTTGCCCTACTACATTTGCCAATGTTACAGAGTATAAAAGACTATGGAAAGTGCTTGGTTCTAGGCCATCTGGAAATATAAGAAAACACTTTTCTGATTATGTTCAGCAATTAGTTGAAACCAGCATAGACAAAAATGAAGACGGTACGCTATAATATGAATATGGAGCCAGAAGATTCAGAAATGCTAGACTATTACATACAAATAGGTGCAATTGAAATTGCTGGAATTGCAGAAGACGGGGAGTTTATATTTGGAATAACAGATCTTGCAAAAGAATTGGCTCCAGATTTATGGCAAGCTCATCAAGATCACGTAGACAGCTCACTACTTGAATTATATGAAATGGGTTTAGTAAACGTAACCTATGATGAAAGCTTAAAGCCAATATTTGAATTAACTGAAGAAGGAAAGATAGTTTCAAAACAATTCGGGCTTATCCAAATAGATAATCCAGATATACCAAACAACTAGGAGAACACAATGCCTTGGCAAATTAAACAAAATGCAGCAGGATGCAGCGGATACGCTGTAGTTAAAGAAGATACTGGTGAGCTAGTGGGATGTCATGCTGGAAGAACTGCAGCAGAAGCACAACTAAGAGCGCTATATGCATCAGAGTCTAATGACAAAAATATGGAAGATAAAAAGAAAAAGATTTTTTAATTAGGTTTACCTCTATAGCTCAGCAGAAGAGCAAATCGTTTCTACCGATCAGGCCGTGGGTGCAATTCCTACTAGGGGTACGTTGCGGATGTTGCATATTGGTAGTGCCTCTGCCTTCCAAGCAGAAGGGGTGAGTTCGATTCTCATCGTCCGCTCAAAAAAATGATATAATAGTACTAGGTCGCTCATTTGAGGGCCTATAAAATAAATTATTCGCTTGAAGGAGGAATAACATGGTTAACACAACATTTACACTGGATCTTTTTAAGGATCCATTTTTTATTGGTTGGGATCGCCAATTTAAAGATCTCGAAAAGGTAATGCATAATTCAACAAGCTACCCGCCGTATAATTTGGTTGAGGTAAGTGAAGATACATACATGATTGAGTTAGCGTTAGCTGGCTTTAAAAAAGAAGATATTAAAATTGAGCAGGAAAAGAATATTCTGACAATTAAGGGTTCTTCAGAAGAAGATTCATCTAAGTATATTCATAAAGGAATTGGCGCCAGATCATTTGCCAGAACATTTTCTTTGTCTGAATATATGGATGTTACGGCAGTTGTAATGGAAAATGGTGTTCTAAGGGTGCTTGTAGTTAGAAGTGTACCTGAAGAAGCAAAGCCAAAAACATTTGAAATACTTGATTCTTTTACACCAGAGGAAAAGGTATTCGCCCCGTCGTTACGTAAAAAGAAGAAAGAAATAGTATAATATAAATCTGCACCCCGTCACTGGGGAGTCGCAGACGACGGGTCGCTACCCGTAGGATGGACCTGAGCATGTCTATAAACTGCTCATTAATATTAAGGAGAATCATGTTTGAGTATTATGTAAAGAAAGTTAGTAAGGTTGTGGACGGTGACACAATAGATGTAGAAATTGATCTCGGATTTGATATCTCATTTAGTTCAAGAGTTCGTTTAGCTGGAATAGATACTCCAGAAAGCAGAACAACAGATAAAATGGAAAAAGCACTAGGCCTTGAAGCAAAGGCATATTTAAAGCATCAAATTGAATCTGCTAAAGCTGTTGTAATCAAAACAGAAAAAATGGATAGTTCTGAAAAGTATGGAAGAATTTTAGGTTGGGTATTTTTAGATGGCGCAACAGTATCTTTAAATGAAAAGATGATTGCGGACGGACATGCGTGGGGTTATATGGGAGAAACTAAAGTCAAAGATTTTGATGCTTTAGCAAAGGCGAGGAAAAAGAGCGGTAAGTAATGCCAGTATATGAGTATCGTTGTATTGATGATGAAGGGCACCCAATCATTGAAATAACAAGAGGGATTATGGATACCGAATCTATATACAAATGTGAAGACTGTCAGTCATTAATGACAAGGCATTTCACCCCATTTGGTATTCAGTTTAAGGGATCTGGATTTTACAAAACAGATAACCCTAAGTAGTTTAAACTAACATTCTGCTATAATTGGTAAGTAAGCAAAAATATTGCATTACTTGGGAGATACTTAATTGACTAGAAAGATAAAGTACTTTTTAACCAGCCTTTTTATTGTAGGCTGGCTTTTTCTTTTTAGCCCCAACCTTGCAAATGCCGATGAGCCACCAGCGCCTTCAGAGCAAGTTGTTGTAAGCCCTGCACAACAAGCAGTTAACACAGCTATTGCAACAGCAGTAACGGAAGTTGCACAAGCAGCACAAGCATCAGATACAGCAACAGTTACCATAGCAACCGCAGTTGAAGCCGTAACAACATCTAATACTGCAGTTGCCTCAGCAAATACAGCCGTTGCAGCAGCCACTACCGCAGTAGCAGAAGTATCAAATGTATCTTCAGCTGTAGAAACAGCAACAACAGTTGTTCAAACAATTACCTCAACAGTAGCAGAAGTTACTCAGGCAGTAACTGCAATCCCAGTAACTGCAACAACTCAAGCACCAGAAGTTATAGCAGCACAAACAGTTGTCACAGCAGCAGCTACAACTGTTGAGTCTGCAGTAGCCACAGTCATAGCAACAGCAACTCCATTAATGACTCAAACACCAACTACAGTTACAGAAGTAGCAACAGCAATTGCAACAGAAGTTGCACAATCCGCAACAGCATCTGCTTCAGTTCAAACAGCACAAACAGCAGTAACTGAAGCAACAGCTACAGTATCAACTGCAGTCACGGCGGTAGCAGCAGTAGCTACTGCAACTACAGAGGCACAAACACAATTAACTCAAGCAAACGTTGCAATTAATAATGCTCAAGATGCAGTAAACGCCCTTGCCGCTACAATTGGATCAACAACAAATGTTTTGCCAAACACAGACGATGCTGGAATTAGAATGAATCTTCCATTTAATTTACAGATGGGTGGAGTTACATATAATAATGTTTATGTAGGATCTAATGCAACAATTACTTTTGGAGTAAACGAAGGTGGAAACTATTATTCTACTCCAAATGCGCCTTCTATTTCTATAGCAGGATATGACTGGACTACATGGAGTAATGGATCTGGAATTACATATTCAACAACCACCAATACTCTCAGTGTTGCTTGGGATCTGAGAGTCTATCCTTTACAAACAGCAGAAACACAAATGACCCAAGTTAGATTTAATGCAGATGTAAACCCATCGGATGGCGCATGGCAAGCAGATGTAAGTGTTACTGGGCCTATTCCAAATGGAGCTAGATTTAATGTGAGAGAGACTACTAATGGTCCCGTAACAGCTATTGATAACACAAGCACTACTACGGGATTTACTGGAACAATTAGTCAAGGCGCTGCATTTACTCCTACCCCTGATCCAGACAATGCTACAGTCTTGGCAGCAATTGATACAGCAAATGCACAAATTGCTACATTAAACTCAGCAATTACAGCAGTTGTTGAAACAAATACAGCAAACGCAAATACAGTAATTGCTCCTATTGCAACAGTTTCAGAAAATACAATTACATCATTAAATAATGCAAGCACAGATTTAACTAATAAAGTAACGGCAATTGCAACCGTTTCCGTAGCAGTGGAAAAAGTAACTA